GGAGTAGGCGCCGAAAGTGGTATCTTCACCGGCCTGCCCAGACGCTCCGCCTTCACCAATTTGTACATTAAATATTTGCCCATCATTGAAATTAACAAGCAGCGTATTTATTTTACCGCCTAACCCGCCATCTCCGGGTTTACCGTCCTCGTCCCAGGTTCCGTCAGTTCCAGCCTGGCCGCCATCACCGCCGCCGACTATGACTAGCTTCAGCTTTGTAACCCCGGCCGGAGCTGTCCATGTTCCGTTTGCAGTTATCACAATATGACTGGTATACAGCTCATCACCGGTCGCCTGCAGAAGTTCAGATTGTACATCTCGCATCACACCGTTAACCAGGCGAAACTGTTGTCTGCGCCGCCGACCTGAAACGGCAAAGCCCGTATCAGCTTCGACGATATCTACGTCCCCAACCTCACTGGACATATCCCCACGCCCTTTAGCGCTGATCTTGTTCCCACCGTAGTTTACCAGTATGTATCTAGCCGCATCGTTTGCTTGAGCTGCCGTCTTAATGAATGGATTGTTGACCGATATGGTCTTGTCTGATGCCGTATTCGTGCCGCCGACAACATGCTGAGCGTCACCGATTTTAAATACTATCGCGGACAAGTCATTGTTTGCGGTGTATTCTGGGAAATCACTCAGATTATCCAACATGACTTTGTTGCTCGTTTTCGTTGGCAGGCTTGCCGCCCAGAGATATCCTGTTTCGGGGTCTGCTTTCGGATATGTCCCCGATGCCTGGCAGACAAAGCGTAGTAGGTTTCCACAGGTGATATTCTCAACATCTTTTGGCTCACAGGTCAGAGATGTGCTCCCCTTATTTCCATCAACGCGATAATGCCCGGCAAAATTAACTCCAAGCTGTGAGACCAACTCCGCCAACCATCCATCCAAGCTGGTGGGCAGGACTGCCGGCGAAATGAACTTTCTATCGGCCAACAGACCAACTATCGATACCAGCCGCCAGCGCATGGCCAGCCCGTTATTAACGATAGACCAGCCGCCGCTTTGCTGATAAAATACCCCGACTGGCACATGCTCTATCCCCACAGGTGTTTCTACACCCATCCAAATCGGTATGCCCTGCCGCTCCTCAACAGATAAAAAAAGGCCCGATTTATTTCTCGGGTCAAAGCGCCGATCCTCATTATAGATTTCCAGCGTAGCGGTTGCAAACGGGAGCGAAGCACAGGAAAAGTCTGCTTGATCCATGATATCTAAGGAGTAAATTGTATCGCCATCCCACTGCTCATAAATGCCAGGGAGTATCTCCACGAGTCTTAGAAAACGAGACGGAATAGACCACTTCGAAACCGTTACCCGCAAAGCAGTCGGATTGTATACTGTGAATCCTTCAAAATATACTGTTTGTTTACGGTTTCCGGTTATAGTCTTACTGTAGGCAAGTGTATCCCCGCTGTAAACGGCAAAAGTAAAATCGACAGCATACCCGTCAAGCTCTCTGCCTGTAAAGCAAACTGCCGCCGCTTGCAGCACGTTGAGATTGCTGACGTTGAGCTGAACGAATGCATCCATCGTTCCGTCATTACCCGACAGCTGATTACCCAAAAATCCCTGATGCCCCTCAACAACGGAAGGGCTATCAGGGTAAATTTTCTGTGTTCCATTTAGAATCCAGCGGTTCCATTCGCATGTGGCATATGTAGGACCATCGGCTACAGTGTTTTTGTCATACAAATCCTCAGGCATGGAGTAGATAGATTCGCCGGAAGAAGTGACCGTACCGTAGACAATATCGGGGCTGACTAGATCTATTATTGCTCTCGAGACAATGCGTCGTACTGCTCCAACTATGGCTCCTTTGTATGCCTCTGATGTGTTAAGCACGGGGTTCCACCCCTTCCAATGAGAAAGAAATGCCATGCCAATAGGGTATGCCATCAATCGAAAAGGCATAGGACGGCGGCGTTAAGCTGGTACACAAAAACATCTCAGTTCTGACTTCCCCGCTATCCTCCAACACAACACCATCAATTGGCTCTCGACTCCTGAGTATCTCAAGCATACGCCGCATCAGACCGTCCTCTATGCCGTCGGGGAAGTCGTAGGCATACTCCACAATGGTTTTCTCGCCTCGCTTCTCAAATACCAATCTCCCCGACGCCATCGTCAAGGTCGTGCCAATGTCTTTCGAATAACATTTATATTTGTCCCCAGAGGTTTCGGGAAACTCCAAACCGTTTAATATTATCTGTACCAACTCGGCACCCCCCTTTTTAAAAATCGTTAACCTCAATTGGATTTTCGCTCTGCACTTGCCTAAAAGCGGGAAGGGTGGTACGGAAGAACTCCACGGCATCTGCATTAACGATGATTGTCAAATCACCTGATGCGTCAGCCGATGCTCCAGCTGTCAATGTGCTAAGCGCATTTACGATTGCGGCCGTCTGCTCGTTGTTACTGTCCATGGTTTTCGGCGGTTCCAACACGCTCGGTATAGCTCTAACCATATATTCCTGGGCTTCTTCGGCGGTTAGAACGCGCTCACCCTTATGTAGCTCAGCTCTGTAACCATCAAAAGGAACATAAGGTAAACCACCTGCATGAGATCCATTGATTGATGCCGATGTTGCGGACGCTGCGATAGCCGCTATACGCTCAGCCTGTGCCCTCAGAGCAGCTTCCTGAGCCTGCATGCCGGCAATCAGGCCCCGTACAGTATCTTCACCGCTGCTGTAGGCGACGTCGTGCAGCGTGGTGAGGTTTTCCTGCAACTCTTGAGCATATTTGCCCTCTAAGGTGTCCAGCTCGTCCTTATAAAACTTCTCGGCAATCTCTTTGGCTAGCTTCTGTTTTTCTTCCCATTTGACGTTGTATTCTTCCCACTGTTTATCTGACTGCTGGAGCAACAACCGCCCATATTCAAGCGCCTCATCTACGCTCATTGCGGTTATTTCGGACATCAGGCTATCAGATATTCCGCGCTCTCTTAAAGCATTTAATGTCTCGCCATACTGCTCCAAAACGTCAATCTGGCCCTGAATGTTGGAAAGCTCGCTATACTCACTCTTGGAGCCGTCCGACCAACTGATAGAAACCTTATTTATCAGCTCACCATAATCGGCAAGCTTATTCGCCATTGCCTCCTGCTCTCTGGTTACGGCTTCGATTTTACTCTGTATACCGTCAAAAGTTTTCTGCATAGAGTCCGCAAGTCCGTCAACATAGTCCTGGAACTCGTCCATTGCTTTTTTGGCCAGCTCTGCAGAATCCTCAAAACCTTTACCAAAAGAATCTACAGCAAGTTTCGCAGCTAGCTTCATAACATCGTCAATCTCACGCTGTTTGTCATCGATGCCTAAAATAAAACCGTCTGCAGTATCGTGAGCGGCCCTCCGAGTCGCTTTAGAAGGTGATCCTGTTTCAAGCCCAGCACGAAAGCTCTTAATAGCCTGTTTGGCGACCGCCTTCATCTTGGAATAAAGCATACCTGTTTTGCCATCTATACCATTAAGAAAACCCTGGATGGTATCTTTACCGGCTTTGGCAGCCTCGTCCGATTGATTCATCTCGTCCACAGCCTTATCCAGCCGCTTTTCGATATCGGACATTTTTTCGTTGAAACCGGTCTGCATTTCTGCCACCTGCTCGGCGAACTTAACTTTACCTTCTTCTACCTGACCAAATTTTTGGTTGAGTTCTGAGACTTTTTCTGCACCGCCGTCAACGATAGCCTGTAAGTATGCTGCGCTCTGAACACTGCCGTCAGAGAGCTTAGCGAGCAGCCCCTCATCAATACCCATAGCCGCTGCCTTCGCCATGTTGTCGGCATAAGTATCCATGTATTCAACTTGGCTTTCGAGAGCGGCTATCATCTTGTCAATGCTCTCGTCAGTGCTGACGGCCATTTTCTCAAAGAGGTCCATCTGCCCGTCAATGCTTTTATAGGCATCGTCGTATGCGTCGTTGTATTCTTTTTCGAGGGCCTTCATCTCATCAATGATGCCCTCAATTGAATCCGAGGATGCAGAAAAGGCTTCTTCCTGCTCCCCAAGAGCTTCATTAAAGGATTCTGTACTCTCTTTGGCTGCCTCAAGTTCAGGACTCATTTCTTCAAGTTTTTCCTGATAATCTTCCTGAGATTTTTTTAGCTCCTTTAACCGTTTATCAAGTTCACGAGTTCCAACGCCTTCCTCACGGCACCTCTCGATTTCCTGTTCAACCAGATAAATTTTTTCTTCAATTTCTTTAAGGTTAGCTTCTGCCTCTGCCACGCTTGCGGCAATTTCTCCCTCATATTCTAGGGCTGCAGCTGCATCTCTTCGCGCTTGCTCAAGCTCGAGCGCAGCTTCCCAGTTTCCCTCTAAAGCGCCGGTATCGTCATTGATGTACTCGGACAGTTCCGGGAAGATATTTTTAAGCTTGTCTGATACGTTCGCAATAGCCTTTAAACTGGCTTCTGATCCGTCAGAGGTCTCCTGCAGATACTTTAACTGTCTTGCAAGCCCCTCAATTGACCTGTCCTGTTCGGCAAAAGAGTCTTTCAACTCTTCATATGCATCTTTTGCAGCTTCAAATTTTTTGGTAAGGATCTCGACCTCAGAAGGTGCTTTTTTTAATGCTGCTATTAGGCCAATAACCGCAGTCGTGGCCGCTGCAAGCCCGACCGCAATAGCTCCAATGGGATTGGCGGCCATTGCAGCTGTTACACCATGAATAGCAATTTTTAGCAGCGGTAGAAGCTTTAGCAGCGCTGCCAGACCTACAGAACCACCTACAAACACACCTAGTGCTGCGGTTAGTACGGTAATCACCTGTACAAGTCCTTCGTTTTCAGAAACAAAATCAGCGGCCCATTCCGTTACACCCGCGCCGGTTTCTGCTAGGTTTGCCAACGCCGGAGTAAGAGCGTCGCCTACAGCCTGTTTCAGGAGCGTAACCGAGTTTTCGAGAAGCTGAAATTTACTCTCCGTCGTTTCGTATCTCAGTGCCGCCTCATCTGCAAGCGCTGTGTTTTCTTCCCATGCACTGGAGGACAAGTCAACAGCCTTTGCCAGTTCTTCAGATGCCAGAGACATGGCTTTAAGCATGTTAGACTGCCTGATGCCCGAGAGCCCCATCTCATCAAGTACAAGCATTGCACTCTCTCCCTGAGATTCCAGGTCTCCAAGGCCTCCTATGAAAGCCTGGATTGCAGAAATAGCGTCAGTTTTCCAAAGCTTTGTAAACTCTTCAGCAGACATTCCAGAAATGTCTGCAAACTGCTTAACGCTCTCTCCTCCCTTGGCGACGGCTTTTTCTATAGCTGTCATTGTCTGCGTCATTGCTGTTCCACCGGCTTCAGCCTGTATACCCACGCTGGACATAGAAGTAGCCAGAGCCATTATCTGTGACTCGGTCAGGCCTGCAAGAGTACCAGCCGATGCAAGACGGGTAGCCATTTGTACAATCTCAGATTCAGTTGTAGCGAAGTTGTTGCCCAGAGCAACGACGGTCGATCCTAATCGTTCATAGTCCTCGGATGATGTCCCGGCAATGTTGGCAAATCTCGCCAGAGCCGTCGCCGCTTCTTCCGCCGAAAGGTTCGTGGTCACGCCAAGATTTGTCATAACCTCGGTAAAACTCAGGATATCATCCGTAGCGATACCCAACTGACCAGCGGCTTCGGCAACACCAGCAAGTTCGGTAGTTGATGCTGGAATAACCGTTGACATTAGCTTAATGCCATCAGTAATTGACTGTAACTGTTCGTCCGTACCATCTACAGTTTTATAGACACCTGTAATAGCACTTTCAAACTCAACTGATGCATCGATGGCTTCTTTTAGGGCTTCCGCAATCTTCTTTAAGCCGCCGACTACACCCGCCGCTGATAAGGCAGTGGCCAGGGCATCGAGTGCGTCAACAGAATTATCTACCTCATTACCGAATTCATCTATGGACTTAGCTGTACCGTCCGCGCTCTCCTTAGCCTCATCAAGATATTTCATGTTCTGCTTCAGCGCCGCATCTGTCTCGTTTACTGCAGTTTTGGCTTTGTTGTACTCGTTCTGAAGCTGGTTGACCTTGTCAGCTGCACCCTGCTGTTTGCTTTGGACCTTTTCAAGCTCGCCATTCAGCCTTTCGTTTTCTAAGACCAGCTCGCCGGCCGATTTAGCAGCGCCATCAGTAGAGGTCTCAAGCTTACGCATGCACTCCTGAGACTTCGCGATTTCCTCTGCAAGTTTCTGTTGCTCAGCACTTGTATCCTCAGAGCTGTTCTGCAACGACTTAAGCTTTCCCTGGCTTGCCTCGACCTGTTTTGCGTACTTAGCCCATTCTTCACCGGCCTTGCGGGTAGAATTATCAAGTGCATTGAGGGCAGCCTCGTTCTTGGACAGCTCGGCTTCAGTCTTACTTCCAGCCTGAGCAAATTCGTCATAAGCTTTTTTAGCCTTTTCAAGGTGCTCAGATACGGTCTCAAGCTTTTTGTTCTGAGACTCCAACAAGCGCTGATAAGCTTCGCCCTTTGCGGTCAAAGCCTCCATGCTGTTCGCTGCACCCTTGAATTCGCTCTCTATAAGCTTCAGCTCAGAATTAAAAGCTCTTTGCTCTGCGTTTATGCTTCGTATAGCCGACTGATATTCTTTTTCTCCCTCAAGGATTAGCTTTGTGCTTATTGTCCTTGTAGCCATTATTTTTCGCCACCCTTTTCATATCCCGGCTGTCTTCTGAGCCACAGCTCCCATAAATCAAAAACCGTACCCGGACACATCAGCATCGTTTCCTTCGCTGACAATCCGTTTACGGCTCCCATTGCTAAGTAGTGGGCTCTGCAGAGTTTGTCGTCTTGCCCGGTTTTTTTTTGAACTTTTCAAGGCTGAGGTCGCGTTCCTTCTTATCCTCCTCAACCTCTCGCTTCATTCCCGCTAAAATCGCCTTTGTGACTGCCTGCTGAAGCTCCAGAACCTCATAAGGCAGTGCTGTAATACGCAGGATCTCCTCATCGAGCACTTTTCCTGCATCGTAGCCTTCGTAACGCCTAAGCAGTTCTCCTTGACGAGACAGGGTTGCTACAATGCGGCAAAACGCTTCAAAGTCGCCGGTAATAGCCTCGTATATATTTTCAATGTCCTGCAATTCAAACATGGCCGCGCCATTGTAAAGCAGGTAATATGTTTTACCTTTAAATGTAATCTCGCTCATAATATCTCCTTTGGGCATGAAAAAGCACCTATCAAACGACAGGTGCTTTTCTGTATTCTGTTTTACGCTGACTAATCGCCATAATGAGTGCGGCATTGCGCTATTTCTATTCTTCCGTCTTTGATGCGGTATACCAGCCTGTTTGCTTCGTCTATCCTTCTTGACCACCAACCGGATAAATCTCCCTTCAAAGGTTCAGGCTTTCCTATACCGTTATATCCGTTTCGCTCAATGTCCTGCACAAGCTGATTTATCCGTTTCAAGGTCTTTTTGTCTTGGGTTTGCCAATAAAGATAATCATTCCACGCTTCGTCGAACCATGTTTTAGTCATCGGCGTCCTCTATCAGCTCATGTAGTTTTCCTTTTCCTGCTTCAAGCTCGGCTATGGCTTTTCTTAGATGCACTTGATTGGCTTCGCTAAAAAACGGATCTGCCGTAATCTCAAAGGGTATTTTGCCTTGTCGAACAACCGCCTTAGTAAAGATAGTAATCGCAGTTGTCATATTCAATCCCATTTCGTCGAAAAGCGCTTCGGCTTGCTTTTTCAAGTTCTCGTCCATGCGAATGGTTACACTTGTTGTAGCCATCATATCAGCTCCTTTCTGTATTTACAATATACACTATCTGCCCCACATTGTCAATACACTGTATGCTGATTCTGTGCTTTTTATTACGAGCACATCTTTTATAGTGTTATGCCCTTGCCCCTCCCCCTCCCCCATTTCAGGGGGGAGGTCTCTTGTTGTAAAGGGCGGCTTGAGTGTTCCCTGCCATCTTTCATTAGGGTTCGGTCGGTGTCTGGCTCAGCTTGCTGTCAACCCAAGCTGCCGCTTCCTCAAAGGTTTCATAGTTCTTGGACTCAATGCGCACCTTTGTTCCTTTGTGTTTCGGCTTAAAGGCAGTCAGGTTTACGCTGGTGGTGCTGTAAGTGACATTTTGTCCTCTGGTGTTCGCTCCGTCTGCCGCGGGGGCCGCCTTTGTTTTGGGGTAGAAGTATCCCTTGTAATACTCATCGTCCTCGGTGGCGATGTTGCGAATGTACGCAAACCCGCCAAAAGGAGGAGAGTCTTCGGTGTCCCGCCTGAGCTCTCCACTGGTTTCATCAAACTCCGCACCGTAGAGCACGGCAGCATCATTGTTGTTCAGGCCGTCAGTGGTCAGGGCAACAGTGTAAGAAGATACCGCATCCTTTCTCAAGGTCTCCTTGTTGTCAGAGTAAAGGTTTCCTGCAGTTAGGTTGGGTGTTTCAGTCGCCGAAACAAGCCCTCCTAGAGAAAATGCATCCTTGTAGGTTGGGGCTGCCGTATTTGTCTCTGCCGCCGCAAAGGGTGCAAATCTCGCATATTCCGCTCCAAATGCTGATTGTGCCATATGTATTTCATCCTTTCGTTAATTGTTATTGGCTTTCAAGCCACTTACCCATAATAGCTTCCTGTACTTCCGTAACGCTGTCCGTAGCTGTCTCGTTGGCTATACGGATAAACTGTTTTGCACGCTGCCCGGGTTTACCGTACTCGTTAATAAATGCTACTTCTGCATTACGTTTTGTCTTTTTCCCGTTTGGTCTGCTGCCGTCAAATGTAATGGAGATTTCCCTTCCGCCGCCCCTGCTCTTCTTTGGGCTTTTGACCTTGATGCTCCGTACTGTCGTACCGCTACCCCTGCCTTTTTCGCCCAGCATTGACCGCGCGGTTTTGCGCTGTTCATCCGCAACTATCTCAGCTCCAGCTTTTAGCATCTCATCAAGGACACTATCAGGGATTTCCTCAAAGTCCTCAAAGCCAGAAGAATAAAGATTAGCCATTTCTGACCCTCCCCGCATCGATACGCTCCGTACACTCAGTCTCATAGACAAAATGCTGCAACGTAACGTCACCGGGGATCTCTTTGTCGGGGCCTACATTGATTTCGTCCGGCCATGCGAAACCGGCTTTGAATAGTGCTTCTTTTGCGTCCGCTCTCAGCTTTAGGTGATTAAAATCAACCGGACAGAACAGATGCACCTGAACTAGATACCGTTCATATGAAGGCCTATTGTTGCGGAAGGAAATAGGCAGGGTGTCATAGTTGAACGTGAACCCCGGAGCGCTCCAATCGCTCAGCTCGTCACGATCAACAGGGGCAAGGGTGGACAGTGCATTTATAATTCTCTTGTCAACGCTCATGCCTTTACCGTCCTTTGCACCTTGATCTCAAGCCACTGGTCGCGTTCATTTACGTTATCCAGGCTTATAATTTCATACGGTCTTGAGTCGCCCTTCTTATAAATACGGCACTCCGGCGTAATTTTGTTGGAGTATCGCATCGTAAGCGTCGCCGGCTCTCTCAGATCTAGTGAGGCGGCTGTCAACACTTCCTGTCCGTGGACATTAGCCCAATGGCAGCCAACAAATACGCCCTCGCCAAACACGTTCACCCAGTCTCGAATTTTAAAGCCGTCCTCATCCTTGATTTCGATGCAGGCTTTAATTTCTATGAGCGTTCTAAGCTGACCCGGATTAATCTGTTTCGCCAATGACTTCACCACCTCCTGCCGGCTTACACCTCAGCTCCAGCACAAACTGATTGACCAGTCGCTGCATTGCCTCAGCTCCCGCCTGTGTAGCAAGACCGGGCGTGGCCATATTTCGGTTGTCATACCACGCCCCTGCAAGTGCATAAATAAATAGGTCATAGTACGGGTCACCATCCCGCACGCTGACGCCCGCGACCTCAGCTTTCGCTTTGGCCGCATTGAGCGCCAGTTCTGCAATGGTGGTATCTTCGTCCGGCATAAGCCCAAGGTATTTTGATAAGGTCTGAATGTCTGCCATGACTTACGCCTCCTTCTAGGTTAGGATTTTGTTACCGTCACTGTGTAGGTCTCTGAAGCTGTACCATTAGTTACGGTAATAGTCACCACGTTCTCACCATCAGCCCATGTTGCCGCTGCTCCGTTTGCAACGGACGTACCGCCGACATCGATCTTAACTGTTGCCTTTGCGTCCGCAGGCGTAGCGGTGATGGTGTTGGTGGCATTGGATGTTGTGGCTGTATACTGCTTAACACCGCTGTCAAAGGCGGGGCTAAGAGTAAGCGAGCCTATCGACAGCCCCGACAGACTCGCATTTAAGGGTTTACGCCAACCTCGGCAAGACGGAAGGCGCTCTTGAGGCGTATGCGGTGATCGCCCCACGCGGTCAGGACGAAGTAGTATTCGCCCTTCTTGGCATCCTTATCGCTCTCATAGATAGTGCCGATGTCGTAGTTCTGTCGGGCATAGCTGAAGTCGCCCACAATGGGAGTCACTGCACGGTCGTTAAACTCAACAGGAATACCAATAACATCTTCCGGCTTCTTACCCCACAGGCTCTCAGAACCGTTTGCAAGCGTCTGGATCGCAGCGTAGTAGTCACTCTTACGCATAACGCAGGTGGCGTTGGTCGCAAAGGCCTCGGGTAGATCTGCCCATGCATTGATAATCGCCTGGATAAGGTTTTCACCCTTGACCTTCTTGATGTCATTGAGATAAAAGCTCATGTGGTCATGGGTGGTGTCCGAAACGGTACGGAAGGCGTTGATCTTCTCCTTGACGGCGAGGCCAGAACGAAGTGCGTTCTCTACGGTTGTGACAAGGTTGGTGTCGGTGCCGTGGAGAACTGTATCCTTCACGGTGGCGGTGATTTTGGTCTTGAAACGGCCATAAGACACAGTGCCACCGGTCATCTCGATTTCCCTAGCAGTCTCCTTATCAGTTACGTCTGCCAGATCTGCATCCTCGATATCAAACATCAAGACAGGCTCCTCAAGGCCGGTTATCTGGGAGACAGGCTCGATCTTGCGCAGGGAGTTCTCTTCCACCGGCTCAGTGATCAGCTCATTGCTGACGTTCTTTGGCAGGAGGTTGTCTCCATAACCGAGGTCGGCACTCGCGGCGGGAATGCCGCCAAGCCCCTCATAAGCCTTTCGGACATCGCCGCCGGTCAGGGCTGCGCGGTAGAAGTCAGCCTTAGCTTTGACTTTAACCGCTTCCTCAGACATACCACCGCCGGAACCGGCTTTCATCGCGACCTGAGCCCTCTGTGCTTCCTCCATCTCGTCGTGTTCTTTCTTAAGCAGCTCATAACGCTGGACAAGCTCGTCACGGTGTGACTTCTTCTCGTTTATTTCCTCCATAGGGATGTTGGGGTCTGCTGCCTTCTCGGAGATCCACTCTGCATCAGCGGCGATAGCAGCCTGCATGGTTGCCATCTTTTCTTTGAGTTCAAAAAGTGTGGTTTTTGCCATTATTTAATACCTCCTAAGTATTTTTCGTTTTCTTTGATAATTTTTGCCCGCTTCTCCCGCTCCTTTTGGTCAACCAGCGCCGACTGCAAACGGGGTATAAGCGCCTTTATTGCCTCGCCATGTTCGCTAAGGTCGATTTCCATCAGCACAGCAAAGGCTTCTTCGGGTTTTTGTGCAGACTTTGTCACGCCGGCATTACGCTGAGCAGGGACAGCAACAAACGACCATTCATAAGCTTCTTTCGGGGCTTCAAGGTTTCCTACGCATAGCTTACCGTCGTATTTCTCGCCCTTGATGTGACCGTTTTCACACTGGTAATGCCAAGTTCTGTAGTCGAGTTTCTGAGGCTCGCCACAAATTGAGCAGGTACATTTGCTCATTGAGCAACCAACGGAAACCTCTTTCATAATCCCGCCGTCGATTGCATCAATGATAGGTTTGTTGGCTTCGTTGTTCAGGATATAGGCGCTTCCTTTGAGAACTCTTAAAGGTTCTTTCAGGGCGTTTTTCTTGCCGGTGTCCTCAACCTCAACTCGATAAAGCCGCGCGACCTGCTTTTCTGCGCTCCACCGATGATCAAAGATGCCCGTTTTCCCCAAGAACATTGGAGCTAATGCATTCAGCGCAGCATCAGTAAAGCGCTCCGTGTCACGATCTACATCGTTGTCACAAAGCGCTACAGAAAAGCAATATACGTCTTCAGGCTTTAGGTCTTTAAGGCTGAATTGATTAATAAGATCAATGTCTGCTACGGCGTCCGCTTTCTTTAAACTGAGCGCCTTTGTTTTTTCCAGTTTATCCATCTAATCCTCCTCTTCTTCGTTCTTGCCCTCCGGTCATCAGCCTTGCCATCAGAACACGTGACTTGTCATTTACCGTATATTCAAGAGTCGCAAGATCCTGAGATATGACGGCCTTACCGCCGATCCCGTTCGGCAAAGGCGGTTTGCCTCGGGACGCTCTTATCTCGTCCGGAGTTGACCAGGCAGAACGCACTGCCTTGTAATCTACCTCTGCGCGGGTGGCGGCATCGGCCCGGAGAATGTTGTCCATATCGAATTTGAAACGATATCCTTGTTTGCGCTGTTCCTTTGTTAGCAGCTTGCGGTTCAGCTCCTGCTCATAGGCCGTAACAATGGGCAGCATGGTCAGCATCAAGAACTCCAGCATCTGCTGCTCCTGGGAAGAGAAGGATGTATCGGAATAGTCGCCCAGCAGATGAGGCGGGATGTTGTAGACCATCGCCACTTTGGAGCGAGTGATTTTCTCCACCTCAAACAGCTTGCTGTCAACAGGTGAAAGGTTCAGCGTCTTTGCAGTTACGCCGGATTCCAACAGCAACACGCTCCCGCTCGTTTCCTTGTAGGTCTTCAAGAATGACTCCAGAAGGTCCTTTTTCTGCGCTTCACCAAGGTTTGCAGGGGCCTCCAGAACAAATTGTGCGTTTACGCCCTGTTCTAAAGTCTTGACGCTGAAGCTCTGAATGGACTCGCTGTAGTCCAGCGTATCATAGAGTACTGACACAGGATTTACACCGGTATAACCATTTGTTGAGATAAACGGAATGTGGATTATGTAGAAATTGTGGATGTAATACTCTCCACCTTTTTCCGGCGTAATCCGATACCAAAGTTCGCCAGAGTCTTCGTCCATGATTGGCCTTACCCGCGAAGGATCCAGCAAATCAATACGGTCAAGTGTGCCGTCCGGGTCATATACCTTGATTGCATATCCGTTGCCGGATGTATCCCGGCAGGCCTCAATCGTTTTGAAGAACTGGCAGCTTGTCATGTTTGGATTAGGCGCAAAGCTTAAAAGGTCGTTTAGATCGTCATGGACGGGATAAGCACCCTTGTACAGCTGGATCGGCATGGCTGAT